ACCCAAGCAATGACACTAGATAATAGTGGTAACTTGGGTATTGGAACAACAAGTCCTAGTTACAAATTAGATGTATATGGTTCAAGTTATGGAACAATTCGTGCAAATGGTGGCACAGGTGGAGAACTAATTCTTGCGTCTGGAGGAACAACTGTTGGTGATATTTTTGCCAATTCATCTCAACTATACATTCAGACAGTAACAAATGTGCCAATGGTTTTTTATACCAATAACACAGAACGTGCTCGTATAGACTCTAGTGGTAACTTGTTAGTGGGGACTACAACAAGCCCTAGTGGTAGTAGTAATATTGCAGTTACAGGTTCAATTTTGCCTGCATTGTCAGCAGGTACTGCAGTATTTGCATTAGATGGAAACCAAACAGGACTCACCATAGCAAATGGAGCAACTGGTACGCCTTTTGGTGGAACAAATAACTTTTCAGGAATGTTCTGGGTAAACGATGTAAATTCAGGACAAGGCGCATTATTTATTACTGGAAATGGTTCAATTGTGTTGGTATCACAAACAGGAGCTGTATACACAACAACATCTGGCACTGCGAGCAGAATTAACGTTTATTTGAGCAGTAATGTAGTAACAATTCAAAACAATAATGGTGCATCTTCTAATTTTAGAGTTCTTGGATTTAGAACTCGTGGTTCACAATAATTTTTTAAAGGAGTAAATCATGTCAGCACAAATCACTTGGACAATCGACTGGCTAAATGCCAGTACACAAACCATCAACGGACATTCTGAAGTCGTGTTAACGGCAGGATGGCGTTGTACAGGAACAGAGGCAAATACAGCCACACCTCCTGTTGAATTCACCAACAGCATTTATGGGACTTGTACATTTCCTGAACCTGCTGAAGGTGGGTCTTTTACCCCCTACCAAAATTTAACTCAATCTCAAGTGATTGGTTGGTGTTGGGCTAATGGCATTGACCAACAAGCAACTGAGACTGCTATCAACAACAATCTCAATCTGCAAATCAATCCGCTAATTACGCAGCCGCCACTTCCCTGGCAAACACAAGGAGCATAAATGGAAAAAATTACTCTCTCAACAACTTTTGTCAACCAAATCATGGCTTATCTTGGAACACGCCCATTCCAAGAAGTATTTCAAATGATCAATGAGATTCAAAAAGAAGCACAAGCACAACAACAGGAAGCACCCAAAGACATTTAAATAGGACTAACATGGAATTGCATTGGTTAAGTGAAAGAAGTGCAGAAGCACGGGAACTGTTTAACGAAGTCATTGTCACCAACTGTTACGGGTTAACAAAAGAAATCTGTAAAGACCGTGAGTTCATAGATATAGGCGCAAATATGGGGATGTTCTCTATATTTGCATCTAGTCTAGGAGCAAGCAAAGTTATAGCAGTAGAACCCGTATCTTCTACAGTTGAAATGCTCAAAGACAACATTGAGCAATCTAAATTAGACATTATTGTCTTACAGAACATTGTTTCTGATGTTGGCGGTGAAATGGTCAAGATTGGGCTACAACTCAAGTCTGGCCACAATAGCGTCTATAGTCCAAGCGATAGTTTTGAAGAAGTCAAAACCGTCACCCTCAAAGACCTGTTAGACATGACCACTAGCGACAATGTCTTTTTAAAGATCGATTGCGAAGGTGGCGAATACGACATCCTACTCAATGCCGACAATCTAGACAGAGTCACCACGGTGGCCATCGAAATCCATGCCGATCTCCACCCCAACTTTCACGGTGCTTGGCATATCCATGAGGCTTTGACTAAGTTTGGGTTCAAGCCTATTGTTCAGAATCAGATGAAGTCATGGCGGTATGATGCCTTTGGCCAACCATTTGACATCAAAAACTTGCCTGTTTCAGAAGAGATATGGGTAAGACATGGATAGTATCCTCTGCTCCATCGGAACCAGAGGACGATACGACACCACCCTTCCTCTGGCATTGGCGGCCATTATCAACCAAACCAGAATCCCAGATAAAGTCATTATCTTTGATGACAATGACAATCCAAGGGATGTTCGTGAGGAATTGATCTACAAGAATCTATTCCAAATGATGGATTTGAAAAACATTGAATGGGAATGGGTTTTTGCTCAGAAAAAAGGTACGCATTGGAATCACCAGGCTGCTAACATCATGGGTTACAAATGGGTTTGGAGAATGGACGATGATTGCATTCCAGAACCCAATGTCCTCAGAACCCTGTTGAGTTATGCCATCAGAAAGGATGCAGGAGCCGTTGGAGGTTCTATCCTTACTCCACCACTCACATTTGAAAATACACGTTCTACAGGGCGCATAGAGGACATCAACAACGAACCTAATGCCCAATGGAAAGTTATCCAGAAAGAGCAAGAGGTCGAGCACCTTCATTGTTCTTTTGTTTACCGTGCTGGGGTTTACGATTACAACATTGGTTTATCTAGGGTTGCCCACCGAGAGGAAACCTTATTTAGTTATGGCCTCCATCAAAGGGGTTATAAGCTTTATGTGATTCCTGATGCGATCACTTGGCACTTGAAGAACCCAAAAGGTGGCATTCGGTCAGAAACAGATGAATCACTTTACTTACATGATGAGCAAATCTTTGCTAATTTCATGCAATATCGTGACCACACCATTGTGGTATTGAACTGCGGTTTAGGAGATCACATTGTTTTCTCTAAGATATTGCCTGAAATCAAGAAACCTTTGGTGTTCAGTTGCTATCCTGACATTGTGCCTGGTCATGCAATAGCCCATGCTGAACGTGGGTTTGGCAATATTGACCAATGGAATATCTATTTGAAAATGTCCCAATGGGAATGGAAGGGTTCGCTAGAGGACGCTTTTAGAAAGTTGTACTTATGATCATCATCAGCCCTTATTCCAAATCCCTTAGAAACGGCAAAGAAAACCCAAAGAATTACCCTTATTGGCCAGAAGTCTTGAAAGACATTAGAGAACCTTGCGTTCAAATTGGGATTGCTGGTGAAAAACAATTGTGCAAGGATTTCAGAACAGACTTGAGTTTTGATGAACTTAGGTTACTTCTCAAAGAATGTCGGACATGGATCAGTTGTGATTCGTTCTTTCAGCACTTTGCTTGGGCAGAAGGCAAGCCTGGGATTGTGATTTTCTCCCGTTCTGACCCTTTGATCTATGGTCATCCAGAAAATGTGAATCTTCTTAAAAGCAGAGATTTACTGACTCCATATCAATTTATCACTTGGGAAGAACAAGAATATGTTAAAGAAGCCTTTATTGGGCCTAGCGATGTCATAAAAGCATTGGAATTATTCTAGAACTTGGTAAAATTAAAGTGATGCTCAACTTCTACACTTAAACACCATGAGCGACTATACCCCGTTAAGAACACCATTTTCAAATATGTCATTTTGTCCCGATGTGCCAAGCAACGCATTGGGTCCTAATGAATACAATTCAGGATTAAATGTAGAAGCTGACGTTAGAGGGATCAAGAAGGTATTTGGTGAGGTAGACATTGCCACTGCCATTCCTAATCTTCCTGTCTACATGGATGGTGGATTTCGATCTGAAAGCAATTGGGTTTACATTATTGCCACCAGAGATTCATCGAATCATGGTAGATGGTACATGGTTACCGCCACGGGTATCACCAACATCACCCCAGGCGTAGGAGCCAATCCTTCTGTTTACCTAACAGGTTATACAGAAAACATCAACATCACAACTTCATGGGTAGGAAACGTCTTTTTTATCAATGACGGCATCTATGCACCCATGTATTTTGGTCCTACTCAGACTGAGATTTATCTGTATGACGCTGCGCCAGATAATTATGTGTGGAATTATGAGGTTTCAGCATCTCCTTCTGTAACCAAAGTTACCGCTACTTTTGTAAGAAACTATTGCTCACCCAACGTGGGTAACATTTTGATTGCAGGAAATCTTACAAAAACTTACGCATCTGGTCAAATCATTAACTACCCAACAACGGTTAGATGGTCTCAGCAGTTTGCCAATACGGGTGTTCCTGCCAACTGGACTCCTACTTTATCCAATGTATCCAATGAAGTTGAAATTCCTGTTCGTGGACCAATCATTGATGGGTTTTTCCTTGGAGGCAACTTTTATGTATGCTCTTATTGGGATACTATTGTTTTCTCTCCTATTGCTTATCAATCTTCTACTGCCCCTATTTTTGGTATACGTTTGTTTAACCAAGGCAGAGGGTTGTTCAACAATAATTGTTGGTCCAATACGGATGCCAACGTATATGGCGTTGATGCTAGGGATATTTGGGTATTCGATGGTTCTAATTTTAACCCACTGGGCAATCAGCGAGTTAGGGACTACTTCTTTGCCAACATCAATACTGCCCTAGATGCCAATGGCCAACCCTATGCTGACCGTATGTTCATGGTCAACAATACCCAAAAAAATCAGATCGAGATTTACTATCCCGATAAGAACAGTACCTCTTGGTGCAACAAGATGCTTTCTTGGAGATATGACATCCAAGTCTGGAATGCGCCTAAAGACGTTCAATACGCCTGTATGGGGTGCGAGGGACCAAGATGGGTGGATGCTACTACCGATTACTTTAATCTTCCCTCAAGGGCTGTGGTTTATGTTAAAGGCGGTGTAGCCAATCAGAAGTTAGTGGAGACATCTATTGGAAATAATTTCAGTGGCAATACTATTCCTGTTCTTTTTGAGCGTACTAACGTGGTTTTGGTTAGCACTGACGGTCCTGTTCCTTTCTCTAGTAAAGTCTATATTCATCGATTGATGCCTGAAATTTCAGGGTCTGGAACTGTCAATATCACCGTAGGAGGCGCAAATTCAACCGCTCAAAGTGCGGTTTATGGTGCTTCTGGTACAGTTTCTATCGTTACAGACAATCCTTGGGTGACTACTCAGCAAAATACATTCAGAACGATTGCGATCAAAGTGGAGTCAAATGACGCTACAAACGCCTTTAATTTGACTGCTATGAACTGGCAAGCCACCATCACTGAGGATGCGTTCTAATGCCATTTGCACTAACCGCCAGCCCAAATCTGAATGAAATATCAGATGCCATTAATTATTTGTTGAATAACTTTGGCTCTAATGTTTCTATTGATTTGACCACTGGGATTATTGCGGGACCATCAGGTAGGATTTCTAATCTTTATAAGTACATTTCGATCAAATATGCCACTTCGTATGATGGTACGGTAGGATTTAGCAATGTTCCAACAGGTGCGACTTATTACGGGGTTAGAAATTCCAACGACTCCACAGAGTCCACCAATCCTGCCGACTATATTTGGTACAAAACCACTGGATTTGGCTCTACTAATTATCTTTGGTACATCGTAGCTGGTGGTAGACAGATTGATTTTTATGTCAGTCCTACTCAACCTAGCGACTATTACGTTAAAGACCCTGGCACTGCCATCGACATTGACATTGTCACTACGACCAAAACTCAGAATGTAGCTATTCCTGCCATCTACCAATGGACATCAGGAAGCGCCCCTGCAAGGCCGACAACGACATCGACTTACACTTGGGCTACTGCGTCCTATTCTGCGCCTTCTGGATGGTCTACAACGCCTACAAGCAACAGTACCCCAGGATATGTCCAATGGGCTATTTTTGTACCAATTACCGCAAATTCTAATGTTGCAACCTCTGTTGTAGATTGGACAAACACTGGTTATCCAATCGTGCAATTCAGTGCAAATGGTGCAACTGGTAGTGCAGGAGGCACAGGATTAAGTGCATTAACTGCTTATTTGGTACAAAGCCAAGCATCCAGTGCGCCTAGCTTTACTACGCCAACCTCTGGTGCAACTGCGCCTTCTGGTTGGTCTTTAACTGCTCCATCTAGTGTTTCTGTTGGTCAAGTGGTTTGGTATATTTTTGGACAATATAACTCTACTGGATCAACTTTAGGTGGCGTGCCTGCTAACTCTACTGCTTGGACGGGACCGACTGCAGCATCTATTTTCCAAGATATTCGATCAGACAATTGGAATGGATCGACTCCTCCTACACCAGGATCATCAGGAACTTATGGAACTTCTGGATACTATATTTCTAGAACAAATGGAAGTATGTGGCTAAATAGCGTTTATGGTCGAGGTATTGCAACCTTTGATGGCACAAATACTGCTACGGGTGGATACAGTGCTGCCATTCTTGCAAATAGCAGTTTAGGTCAAAATGTAGGCGTAGAGGCTTATTCAAACAATACATTTTTAACTTCTGGCGCAATAAGAGCGTATAACTCAAGTGGTAGTTCTGGTAATGCTATTTATGCTTACCAAAACGGTTCAGGCGTTGGTGTTGTAGGTCAGACTGCATCTGGCACTGGAGTAAAGGGAACGGGCACTACAGGCGTTACAGGAACTGGAACCCGTGGTGTTAATGGTGGTGGTGGGTCAGGAGACTATGGAGTTTATGGAATTAATACTTCTGGCGGTACGGCCATCTTTGCTGATGGATATTATGGAACCAATAACAATACCTTGGTAACCAATTTGTATGCTGACTTAGCTAAAAGTTTAGTTGGAACTGGTGGTGCTAATCAACTTAGGTTTGTCAGCGGCACATCTACAGGAACATCGATTGCCACATTTTCAGCAACAAAGCCTGGTGCCGCATCCACTAATGTATGGATAACCATGCAAATTGACGCAACAACCATTTACATTCCAGTTTGGACATAACATGAGAACTACCATTATTCCTCAAGCAACCGTTACAGAAGACATTAGTTTAATAGATGAAGCTCCTGGTCTTCAGGTTAGATTTTTAGTTGGTAAACGTGAATCCAATGGTAACTGGGTTGTTCCTCAGCAGTTTGAAACTTTTATTGTTGCAGGTGAGCAATACACAGAATTGAATGGACCGCCTCAATCTTGGTGTCCAGATAAGCCAACGGGAACTTACAGAAACGAAGATTTGTGGCATTACGTTGATTTACAAAGAAATAGCGTTAATTCATAAACATCGGTAAAATTGGCCAAAAGGATTAATATGGGCGCACCAGTACAAAATCAAACGCAATCATCGATGGGTACGCAACCTACATTGCCAATGCAACCTACGTTATCTACTGGTAATCAAAGTAATCCACCCAATCAATATCCTATTCAGCAAGGTCAGTCTATGCCTGATCTACCAATGGGAAAAGGTAATGTAACTAATTCGGCAACTTCTGGTCAACCCATGATGGGACAGCCTAATAGCAATATGCAAAGTGGATTAAATGGAAGCTAATGAAAAGGTAATTTCTGAAAGATTAGAGTGGTTTGGAGGCGATAAAAATGCCTTAGAGATGTTTAATATGTTTGTCTATATTTCCCACATATGGGATGATTTGGTAGACAAAGATAAAGATGTTTCTGAGGATAATATTAATAAAGTATTTGCAATGTGTTTGATTTATTTGCCTATGAATGCTTTTTATAGACAAATTCAATATCAAATTATGCCAATGTGGATAACGGTCATATCTTCATATGAAACCGCCAACCAATTGGAAAGAGAAAAAGATGAACATGGAATTGAAATTTCTCATAGTTTGAGATATGCAGCAGGTAACATCATTGCATATTCAATCTATCTTTGTGTAGGCCCAGAAAAGGCAAAAGAGTATTTGCCTAAAATGTGGAAAACAATCTTTTTTGAAAGATTTGATGATTATCGTAAGGAACACTTAAATGTTGAAACTCAAGCATCTACTTAAATTTATTGGTGTTATTCCACAATTTTCTATTGTTCAACTGGGTGGTGGCTCTAGCAGTTCAAGTCCTACATTAACCCCAGAACAAACTGATTTATTAAAAGCACAAACCGATGCTTTTACCAATACTTTCCTTCCTGCATATAAAACTGCGGTATCTGGAGCCACTGGAACTTATAATGCCTCTTCTCCTTATTTAAACAATGCAGCTTTACAAGGTTACAACACTTCAGAAGGTGTACAAAGTTCATTTTTAACTCCTGGCGCAACTGCCATGAGCGATGCGGCAAAAAATCTTACAAACTTAACAAGTCCTGGTTACTTCAATCAATTGTTGTCAGGTGCAATGGGAAGTGTTGCAGATATTAATAGAGAAGCCTTAAATACAAATAATGCTCAATATGGTGGAAGTGGCGAATTAGGTTCTGCTAGATCATATTTGGCAAACGCCAACACTTCATCGATTAATAATGCCAGAACTTCTGCAGCCGTATCTAACGCTTTGTCTAACTTTACAGGTCAAGCAATAGCAGGTGCAGGCGCTTTAGGAAATTTAGGTCAAGGAGCAGTAAACACGGCATTGACTGCAGGTCAAAACGCAGTAGGTTTTGCTAATGCGCCTACAGATTTAATGTCTAAATATGCAGCAATTCTTTATGGAACACCTTCAGGCGCTACTCCAAACTTCTCTGGAACTCAAGGAACTACTTCTTCTGGTTCTGGATTTAAATTGAGTATTTAATTATGAATAATGCTTTTCAATTTGCACCACAAAATTACGGTGATTGGGCCAGTTATGCGGGATTTGACCGTACAACTGGAACTACAGATTTTGGAATTGCTCCTCCAGAAACAAAAACTGCATCAAGTGAAGATGGCATAGAACCACCAAAAACTATTGGTGAATATTTTGACAAACAAATTAAACCATTAAAAGATACATACAACCAAATCACTGCAGCAGGTAAGCAATTAGCAGAAGGCAACATGATGAATGCTTACAATACGATGCAAAAGCCTGCTTCACAATTTGGACTATCTCAACCACAACAAAATAACGCAATTTCGTTTGACCATCTTTGGAATTAAGGGGGCCTTATGCCTGTAGCAGAATTATTGCCAGAAGAAAAAACAAATAATGAAATAGAAGGTGCAAAGCCTCCTATTCCAGCACAACTGTCTCCTGTTACACCAAATAAAGTTCCTTCATTGGTTGCACCAGAACCAACTAAACAATTTTCAGATCAATCTGTTGTTAATTCATTAATCAAACCTGCTGATGTAGACCCTTTTGATAAGCAAAATCAAGAAGCAATTAAAGGTTTAGTTAATTGGAGTAAGAATCCAAATAATGAAAACAACATAAAAGTTGCTGACATTATTCAAAAGAAAAACGAACAAGATCAAACTGGTCACATCAATACACAAACCCAGTGGGGTGGCGTATTAATGAGTTTGCTCAATCACGATTACAAAGGCGTATTTAAATACTTTAATGGCGGTCCTACCAGGATGGAAGAAGCTTTTTCTCCTGTTCACGGATATGCAGTTAAAGAATTTAACATGAATGGTTTTACTGGTCGTTATTTTAAGAAAGATGAACAAGGTAAATTAGCACCACTTGATCCCAAGTTAATTAATGACATTGAGAAAAAAGGTGGTTACTTTATTAGTCAAAGTGATTTGACGGCAGCAGCAGATTCTAGATACAAAAGCGCATCAGAATTGGCGCAAAAGGCTATGACAGGTGCTCCTGCTATAGTGATGAAGCAATATGAAACTGCTGCACAAACTGCACAACAAGCTTCTGCATACGCTAATGCCATTCAGAATCGTCAAAACATTGTTTTTCGTAAAGATGCAAAAGACAACAAAGTTAATGCTGGTTGGTTAGATGCTATTGGTCACTTAAAGCCAGAGCAATTGGCTGATCTTTATAGATCAAGCATTGAATACAAAACTGTTAGCGCAAATGCTTCTAGTGGTGCTAAGGCGAATAACAATGCCAATGTCCAATTAACAGATACTGAAAGCAATAAGATTGGTGGTAATCTTGGTGGTGGATTTGGTGCAAATCAGTTTGCCCCAGAAGGTGGAATTGCTCCATCACTGAATGCTGGAATCAATGGTGCAATCAACAATTCTGCAACCAATGGAGTATCTGTTGGTGGTTCATCATCAGCAGAAGCAGCAAGATCAGCAGGAACAACCAATCAGATTCAACAACAGTTTATTAACAAGGTTCAATCTATTGTTGGTGGACAAATTAAGACTCCTCAGCAATTTGAAGACTTGCAAAATTATTTGGCTTTGACCAATGAAATTAATACGCAAGCTGCAGGTTTGAATTTGGAGAGTAAAGCACCAGGTACAGTTGCAGTATCTAAAGTTTATGATCCTTTGTTGGCAGGCTCAAAGAATATTTCTATTCAAGACGAGCAAGGCAAAAAGAATGCATCTTTACTTTCCGCTTGGGAATCTTTTCTCGCTAAAAAGATTAATGAAACAAATGGTCAACCTGGTTCAAGAGATCAATTGGAAGAAGAGTTTAGAAATACAAATACCTTTAAAGGCATCAATTACCTTTACGACAATAGAATCAAAACAGTTGTTACTGGCGTAAAGCATCAGCCACAAGAAGGTGACATCATGGTCAATCCAAATACAAATCGTCCAGAAATATACCGCAACGGTAGATTGGAGCCTTTAAATGTCAGATGATTATTTTAGTGACTATGTTTTTACAAAGCCTATTCAAGCAGAAAAAGAAGTAGTAGCTTCTCAGTTAACTACACCTGCTCAAAAGGCTTACCAAGCTCCTCCTGTTCCTCCACCTGCAGTTGGTGCACCCCAAGGCGGTCCATTGCCACCAGGCTTTCAAATGCCTGCAATACCAACACCAAATGTTCAAGCGCCACCTTTGCCTTCAACTGATCAACCTTTGCAAGTTCAAGCTCCACAACTTGATGTGCAACAGATTGCAAAACAAGCTAAAGAACTTAAAAAAGAAATTGGTCCCGCTAAAGCTAAAAGTGTTATGGATAGCGAATACTTTTTACCTGGTTTAGGCGGTTTAGGATTATTGGCTGGAGCTGCCGCAGTTGGTTATGGATTGTCTAAGACTGAAAGAAAATCTATTCCAGATAGAGACATTCGTAAGATTGAGCCATTGATGGATGTGAACACACAACCCACTCCTGGTGTAACTGAGCCAACATTTAAAAATAATGATTTTTCATTTCCTTCAAACGAAACCGTAGGTTCAACAATTCCAACACCTGAAGATATTACGCAAACATCTGGTTATCAAAAACTTCAAAATCTTGAAAATGTAGCTAATGGACCTTTGCCTAATGAAGATGAAGCTACATTAATTAGAAACAGTGAAAGAAACAAAGCTTCAAATTTAGTTGCCGAACAAGCTGGTGTAACTCCAGAAACTACACCTGCAGAAGCAGATACTATAGTTGCATCAAGAGAAGCTGCACTTGATCCCAAAGAGAAGGCTGCACAAAAGCAAGAAATAAAAGGTGCAGTTGAACCAAAAACAAAAGGCAAAGTATTTAAAGAAATTCCAGAAGGAATGATGTTTTTAGAAGGCGCTAATGGTTATACAAATTGGTTGTACAACACTCACAAAGGTCGGATGAATGCAATCATTAATGAATTTAATGGTGGCAAATATCCTCAAACCCAAGAAGAAGCGTCTTTACTCAATAAAAAATACAACGAAAAATATGGTGGGACAAATCGTGGCCCAGTTATTCCTAAAGAAATTGCTATTGAAAGAGGAATCGAACCATATCCACCAGGTCGTACGTTGGGTAAAACTGGAACTTATTTGGGCAAAGCAGGTATGTTGGCTGCTATTGCTGATGTTGCAAACGCCACCCAAGAATCGTACAAAACAGGCGAAATTAATCCCATACTTTCTAAGTTATTTGATTTTGCACAAGCAGCAGGAGCAAGAGCAGGATTTGCTACACATCATGGTGGTTTAAACACCAATGAAGAAAAAGAACTTGCCATGAGAAGAAAAATGGGCGGTGGACGGGGTGTTGCGCCTCCAGGAATGGGGCAACGATGAGTACATTAGTCGAAGTTGAGGGCAAGATCAATGCACACGTTGATGTTTGCGAAGTTCGGTACAAAGGTATCGAAAGGGAAATGCAAGGGGTTAATGCCCGTTTAAAGCGCATAGAACAACTGATGATAGGCACTTGTAGTTCTTTCATTGTCCTCTTAGTTCATTTGTTAACAAAGGCTTAAAGATTGATCCGTTTACGCTTGTCGCAATGGCTTCTGGGGCTTTCAAGCTTATTAAGCAGTCTTGCGAGATGCTTAATGAAGGCAGAGCGTTGGTTAAAGAGGTTGTCGGTGAGGTTGGTGGTGCAATCGACAACATCCAAGGGGCAAAGAAAGACGTACTCGGTTTATGGGGCAAAATCCTTGGCCTCTTTGGAGTCAAACCTGCCCCAGCCCCAATCTCAACACCTAAGCCAGTTGCTAAACCAGTTAAGAAGGTCAAACAAAAAGCACCAGAATTCGATGAAAATGCAATATTTACGGAGGTCGGGAAGAACCTGACTGAGTTTTTTAAAGCATATAACGCATTGGACTTGTACATTAAGGAAGAGGAAGAGAAATCCCGTCATGTATTTGATCCAAACAATGACAATTCAGCAAACGCTATTAACCGAGTATTGGCTCAGTTACAGATGGAAAAGCTGAATGAAGAGTTAAGGGAGTTTATGGTCTACCATGTTCCTCCAGAAATGAAGGACTTGTATGGTCGGGTAAACAAAATGCTTGGGCAAATTGCAAATGAACAGGAGTTAGCAAGGATGGACCAACTTCAGAAAGCACGAAAAGCAGCATGGCAACGAAGACAGGTGGCAGACAAAATACAAAACCGTCTAATGGCTACGGGTCTTACAGCGTTCCTGATCCTGTGGATGTGGGTCGTGATACTCACAATGACAGGGAGACTTGGTTAGTCGTTATTCTGATGATTGTTTTGATTTTCATTTTATTGATTATTCCATTCATCTTGGACATTTATGTGGAATCTAAGATCACATTGAGCAAAGCAGAAAAAGCCCTACAAAAATTGGAATCAAAATGAAATATTTATTGGTTATATTGCTTTTAGTGGGGTGTGATGATCGTTACCGATATGAATGCCAAGACCCTAAAAACTTTCCATTAAAGAAATGCCAACGCCCTGACTGTCTTTTTAGCCAAGATTGTCCAGATTATTTAGTAGCCCCAGTACTGGAGAAACAAGTTGTCCAAGTTCCAACTCCAACGCCTGCTGACAAGTGAAGAGATTGAAGTAAGGGTTTGGGCTACGGTCGTTATCGTAGTCACAATCATTCTTGCTGGTATCGTCATGTTCATGCTCTATAGCTTGGCATTCGTGGTTCAACCCATCAAGTCTATGGCTCCAATAGACCAAGCGTTTACCAAGATGCTGAACGACATTGTTTTACTGATTGTGGGGGGTATTGGTGGCGTAATGAGTCGTAAAGGTGTCCAGGCTATTGCTGACAAGCTTTCTCCACCTCCAACTACAACAACCACTGTAACTTCTACACCTGCTCCAGTGGCCTCTAGTGGAATGCCAGACTTTAACTTTATGGGGTTTGTTAATCCTAAGTTAGATGAAGAATGGCGAGCACCACCACCCCCAACGACTCCTCCTGATTACATAGACCCTGCTAAAGAAGAAATAGCCCATGAGCGTGCTATTGCCAAAGCGGAGGCCATATGATTCCTAATCCTTGGATGATCTTAGGGGCGGTGTTTTTAGCGATCAGTCTGTACTTTTATGGCCACCATAAGGGTTGGGCAGAGCGAGATGCTGAGATGCAAGCTGAGATAGCCATTAAGAATGAAGAATCTAGGGCTAAAGAACAGGAAATGAACCAGAAACTTAATGAACAATCTAGTAAATTACAGGAGGCCAACAATGCTATCGGTGAAAAACAAACTGCTCTTGATCGTGCCATTCGCTCTGGTAAGTTGCGCCTCCCCTCCTCAAGTTGCGTACAAGCCACCACAAATCCCACCCCTGCCAGTGGAAATAGCAACCAAGCGCCAAGCCAACCTGACCGACAGACTGACACAACTACTGACTCCGACAGAGAAACCCTCGCAGCAATCGCCCAAATCGTTGCAGACGGAGACAAAGCCATCAACCAATTGAATGCTTGTATAGACGCATACAACCAAGTAAGGGAAACAGTAAATGGTCAACGCTGAACAACTCCAACGCCTAGGAATCGGCATCGAATGGGTTCCTGCGCTGAACGATACTTTTACCAAGTTTGGTATTGCTACTGTTAAACAACAGGCCGCTTTTATCGGGCAGTGCTCGCATGAATGCGGTAACTTTCGTATACTAGAAGAAAATCTTAATTATCGTGCTGCCACTCTGATGAAATTGTGGTCTAAACGCTTTCCAACACAAGAAATAGCCAATTCGTATGAAAAGAATCCTAAGAAAATTGCCAATATGGTTTACTCGAACCGCATGGGCAATAGGGACGAAACCTCTGGAGATGGGTATCGTTTTAGGGGGCGTGGTTGTATTCAGCTTACTGGTCACGCCAATTACTTCCATGCTAGTAAAGCTTGTGGGGTGGACTTTGTGATGGACCCTGACCTAGTAGCGACTCCCCAATATGCTGCCATGACTGCAGGATGGTTTTGGATTACGCATGGGTGTAATCCCTTAGCTGAAAATGAGGATTGGATCGCTCTGACCAAAAAAATTAATGGGGGGACTATTGGTCTTGATGATAGAATTAAACAGACGCAAAGAGCAGTTGCCGTCCTAAGTTAGATATCCTTTGCAAAGAAGGTTGTGGGAGAGGGTGATTCCTCTCCTTTTTTTTATATCGCTTTCATAATCCCCTGAGCTTTGCCAGATCGACCTATTCTGGTTCCGACTACCTCAATTAACTTCTTGGTCTTTAGTGCCTTGTAACGGGCAGTAATGGAGCCGTATGGAAGCCCTGGTAGCTCTGCCAAGACATCATCAGATATACACCCATCAGGATGCGTCCTAATGACCTCATAGACAAGTTTTTCAAGGGTTTTGGTATCTACGGCATGGGCTGCTTGAACAGACGTTTCTGGAGCGTCTTTTCGATGCAGAAATTTAGGTAGAGTTCCGAATAAGTCTAGGTTAAGCATGGTTCACCTCAAAATGGGATCGTATCGTCTGCCATATCTACTACTGATCCACGCCTTGTGGGTTCATCAATAGAGCGTTCTGGTTTTGCTAACTTGGCCTTTTCCATCACCACTGCATTGAATTTCTCAGATGCATAGATGTAATTAAAGTATTTGCCCTCATTGGTTTTTTTGGATGGATAACTTACAAAATCCCCTTTAGGACCTGTTTTGATATTGCATCCTTTGATCGTAATAAATGGATCAGCAGCCTCTTTGGACGCAATCATCACATTGAATGAAGGGTATTGACCATCTAACCATTGAACTTTGACTTCCATTTTTAGTTTCCTTTAAGTGAATCTGCGTGTTTTTTAAGTGCTGACCTAATTTTTGAGTCCAATAGACTCCAGAGGTAAGTCTTTTCCTCTGAATCAGTTACCTGGATTGCTTCTTCATAAGCACCTATAACATCATCCTTGTTGAAGTGGTCAATGATCTCCATTGCCACATCTCTTAACATTAACTTTTGTTCCTCAGTAACCATCACGCCATCGGTAGGTTTATGTTTAGGTAGGTTAGCTTCTTCGGGTAAGTCTTCACCACTATAAATATATAACCCAAGTCCATGAAGTGACAGTGCTTTGGTCATGCAACGCATTATCGCAGTGTTTACTGCAAAGGCATCAGGTTTAGGGATTGCCTTGTTTTTGTAGTCCATCACAGGAAGCTGGCAAGTCATAGGTTTGCCAAACAATGTAACGGTTACAAACACCATGCAAGTGCCATTGATGTCCATGTAGCACTTGTCTCCAAACATCTCTACTTTGTAAGTAGCTTGATCGTCTGCCTTGAGTGCTAAGTCCCATGCCCATGCCCAAGAAAGATAAGTGAGATTACCTTTCTTTTCTGTGTGTTCATTGACGTTTAGTTTAAGTAAATCTTTTACTGTCATGCTGCTACTCCAAATGCTATTCTATATTCCTCTTCAATGATGTTAGCTTGTGTAGCATCATCGAACTGTCTGAATGCCACAAAGTGTTCATCACCACAACATCTGACATTCATGGTTTTGAGTCTGATGCAATATCCACAATAAAGATCATTTGCTGATTCTTTTTTGTATTCTGTTGCAAAGTCTGTGAATGCGTTTTTAACTTTCATCTGAACCCCCATACTAAAACTGAAAATGTAAAAATAAGAACAATATAACAAGCCACCAACTCAAATGTATCACTAACTTTCACTTTTACTTTATTTTCTAAAAGCAAGTCTTGAATAAATTCTTCATCCTTGGTGAACTGAACTGGCTTGAATGGCTCTTGATAACTTTTACCAATCGTCACTTTATCTGTCTTATATGGTGTCATTTGTAATCTCCAGTTTTACTTGCTCAGAATGTTTTCTAATTTCATAAGTTATCAAACCCAAGGCTTTTGCACCATTGTTTTGTTTGCTAAAGAACTCTACAGAGTTGGTGGGTCCTGGTTGAAAGTAAACCAATTCACGCAAAGATTTTTCAATTTCAATTAATTCAGATAATTTCATGGTTGCTCCTTAATAAATACGCTCTAATACTTTTTGATAAATCAAATCACTATCCTCATTTAGCCATTCAATAGTTTTATCATCTAATGGTGTGCCATCAGTAAAGAAACCTCCAGAAATGTGAGCATCACAAAAATCAGGATAGTCTCTGTAATCAATGTCATCCACTATTAAGCTATTAAAATCAATTTCTTTTTCCATAACGACTCCTTGTTAAGATGTATGGACTATACCATAGTTTAATAAACCAACACAAGTGATAACCCTACAATCCAGTATAGTATTTACATTTAATAGAGTTTTGTGTATTATACGCAACATGACTATTACTGAACTCAAACAGTTTGCCACGCTGTATCAAGTGGCCAAAATCCTCAAGATTTCTCCTCCTGCCGTATATAAGTGGGAGAAGAAAGAGCAGATTCCTGCGTTGCGTCTTTATCAATTGAAAGAGCTGAGACCAGAATGGTGGGCGCAATTGAAGAAAAAAGACCAATGATTGATGACCGTGAAAATAAGGAAATGATCAAGCGGTTTAGGCGTATTTGGCTCAAGGAGTGGGAGGCTCAACATGATCCTTTTACTGCTTGGGAGTGGTGGTCTTCTGAAGAACAGAAGGCTAGACGTAAAGCAATTTACGATCAATATGAAAAGGGAACTGAAGATGGAAAAGAGTTGCTTTGAATTGTTTTGGGAAGCATGGCCTAAAAGCCCCCGTAAAGCTTCTAAATCGATCTGTGAGAAGAAATGGAAGGCCAAGGGACTAGATAAGGATTGGAGACAGATACATAAGCACGTTACCTGGCTCAAAACCACGGATATGTGGCGAAAATCAGACGGTAACTTTATTCCTGCTCCACTGGTTTATTTGAACCAGGAAAGATGGGATGGGGCTGAGATTCCAGAGCTAGAAATCACCGTGACTGTAGGGTACAAAGACCCTGCCCTCAAAAAGATTGAGGAGGATGCCAAAATAGCCACCCAAATGCCAGATGAAATAAAAAAACAACTGGCAGAAATAAAAAAGAAATTTTTGTCGGTATAATCCAAATCATTGTGGTCGTGCGCAATAGATTGAAGCCATTTAAGAAACCTTCTCTCCTGTACGCAGTACGGGGCACGACAGAGGAGGCTCCTTAAGTGGCTTTTTTTATTTCACGATTACTTTCGTACCCTACACGAAAGAAGAGAGTCTGCATGGACTGCCTAGGAGAAAACACCGCACTCTGTACACCCCAGAGCAAAATGCGAGTAGCGTTGATTAAGCGACTACTAAAGCACATAGGAACTCAGGTGAAACTAGCCTATGTGTATAAGCGAATTAATCCGTCCAGCGCACTTGGGGCCGTTTGTGTTGTAGAAACAATAAATGACCTGGAGAAGGCCGATAAGATTCTGTCTTATCACCCTAGGAGTAACTATGTCTAAATTAAATTGGGAGAAATATGAATGAGTTGGCTCTTTTCGCAGGCATTGGTGGAGGAATACTTGGTGGACAGTTACTCGGATTTAGAACAGTCTGTGCAGTTGAATGGGAGCATTTTCCCTCAAGCATATTGCTCGTTCGACAAAACGCAGGACTACTCCCACCTTTCCCAATATGGGATGACGTTTCGACCTTTGATGGAAAGCCTTGGAGAGGAATTGTTGACGTTGTTTCGGGAGGATTTCCTTGCCAAGACTTGTCCGCAGCAAACCAAGGAGGAGACGGACTTGATGGAGAACGATCAGGACTCTGGACCGAAATGGGGAGGATTATTGGCGAGGTTAGACCCAGATACGTCTTTGTGGAGAACTCTCCAATGCTCGTTAATAACGGACTCGGAAGAGTGCTTAGAGACCTTTCCCAAATGGGGTTTGATGCAAGATGGGGGATTATGGGAGCAGACACCGTTGGCGCACCCCACAGAAGGGAACGACTTTGGTTGGTTGCCCACTCCCGTAGCGACAGATTACATGACAGGAAAACTCAATGGAATCGAATACAGGAACAAGAGATTCATCAGAACCAGCCTGACAAGTGGGACAGAGTTTGGAGCAAAACTAGCGGATGCGTTTCGCTTGATGACTACAAAAGCATTGCCACCGAATTTCTCGGAATGGATGATGGGTCTACCAATCGGGTGGACAGAATTAAAGCCTGTGGCAACGCCCAGGTGCCGACCTGTGCAGCAAAAGCTTGGAGAATTTTAAATGGACTATGAAGAAGCAAATCAAGTATTGAACAATGTTAAGTATGGATTATTTGAACCTAGCCATAAAGTCACTCAAGCTTTGATCATTACTGGAGACTTAGATACTGCAACCAATTTAGAACACAAATTAATCTCTACTGGATTCTTGGATGACACAGAACGAAACCTTATCAACCCACCTTGGACGGTCGGACCCTCAAGCTATAGTTGATCACTATGCCAGATTGGCCTTGTTGGATGGTTGGATAGATCATGCTAGACACCAGGTGATGATGTTTGAAAAAGACCCATCTGGTCTCTACATAGGCTTAGGTAAAGCAGTAGCACAAAGGATAAAGGAATTGAAATGACTAAAGACGAAGCATTACGCCTTGCGTTGGATTCAATGAAACAAATAATAGATTGGTATGGATATCGAGATAGAAATCTTATTTTATTAAATTATGTTGATCAAAATTCGCAAATACAAAAAACAATGAAATCCATTACCGCCATTAAAGAAGCACTAGAAACAGAGGATAAGCCTGTGGCGTGGGGCATGGGAAAAGATGGTCTTATCTTTGATGTAATTTGCCCTGCCGAACATGATCGTGAAGAAGGTAGCTATACAGTACCTCTCTACATCAAATCACAACGCACATGGGTAGGACTGACTGATGAGGAAATATTTGAAATCCACAAGCAAGTTGATTCAATGCAGTATTTGACATTTGGAAAAGCCATAGAAGCCAAGCTAAAGGAACGCAACACATGACTTTTGTTGTTACTTTTAAGATTCCTGGCAACCCTCAAGGCAAAGGCAGACCACGCTTTGCTAGACGGGGGAAATTCATATCTACTTACACCGATGCCAAAACCCGAACTTATGAAGACCATATTAGGGTTTGTGCTAGGAATGCTATGGGGGCATCAGAACCGCTTAAAACGCCTTTAAAAGCGTTTATTTACATTTCTGTACCGATTCCTCAGTCTTACTCAAAAAAACGCACTCAAGCCTGTTTAGACGGGTCTGAAAAGCCCACAAAAAAGCCTGACATTGACAACATCATCAAAGCCTTTTTGGATAGCATGAACGAAATAATTTATCTTGACGATACGCAAGTCATTGAGTTACATTCAACCAAGGTATACGGTGAGCCTTATGTTGAGGTGTTGATTCAGGAGGCAGAATGAGTATTTTCTGGACTATTGTTTTGTTGTTCTTTTGGGCAGCAGTATTTCTTTTTACCGTCCTACTTGTTTTTCTTGCGATAGAGTGTTTGTATGATCGATTTTGAAATTGTTGACAAGATTCCTCAGAACCGTAAGCCCTGGTGGTATACGGGGGTGCGTGATGAAAACTGGGGGGGTAAAAGAAAAGGGGCAGGTAGACCCAAGACCAAGTTTGGCATGAATGTGCTGATTGACCCAAATCCTATTCAGGTCAAGTTATTGATGGAATATGGGGATGGGGATTTGAGCAAAGGATTGATGAAATTAATTAATGAGAACTTTTAATGAAAAAAAGATCGAAATATAGACCCAAGGGTGTCATTCTGGATACCTTGACTTATGTGAAGTCAGGGCTTGTTCCTATGTCTAACCTAAAAGACCAATTAATGGCTTTGCAGCTCAAGAATCATTTGGCATTGGAAGCCCTCAGAACGGGTCAAGCGGTTAAAGAAGATATCGACACCATCATCAGTGCCTTTAACATTACTGAAGCCCTTGCTAAATACAAGATTGGCGAGGATTACAAGGCAGAGATCAAGCAAGCTCAAGACGCTTTATATGATTGCGCCAGACGGGGTGTAGAGAAAAATTACACTTTTGTAATGAAGTTATCGGAAATTAAAGCAATCAACTTTGTAATGGAATTGCATGATGAGCAACTTCATCTTGCAACTGTAAAGGATATTGAACTGGCGGTGAACTACGTCAATAAATGTATTGTTAATAAACTAGCGAGACCCATTGTGGAAAAGATATGACCAAAGGATGGAGAAAAAGAGGGGGTGGCCGTGGAAGAAATTGACCCTAACAAAGCAATTGAATACATTCAGCGTGAGTCTAAGAATTATGCTGATGCACTAGCCCAGGCTAATTACTTAGAAAGATACCTTAAAACCAAGAAAGCAGAGCTGATGGGGGAGGAATCTGGCTCATTGGGGGCTAAAGAAGCCTATGCCTATGCCCATCGGGACTATGTAGCCCTCTTAGAAGCCCTCAAAACCGCAGAAAACACCAAGGAACATCTTAGATATATGTTGGATGCTGCCAAGCTTAGAATCGAGGTTTGGAAAGTTCTAGAGTACAACAGGCGAGTCGAAATAAAGAATGGAATGTAGATGTATAGAAACCCTAAGTTACTTAAACTCGCAAGCGGAGCACCATGTCAATTGTGTGGATTGCAAGATGAAACTGTTGTCTCAGCGCACTCCAATAGCCTGGCAGATGGAAAAGGTAGAGGGATCAAAGCCCACGATTACCGTATCGCATTCCTTTGCCATCAATGCCACCATGAAATTGACCAAGGTAATAAACTGACAAAAGAACAACGCAGGGAGATGTGGGAATATAGCCACAGGCGTACAATAGGCTATCTTTTTGAAAACGAACTCATAGAGGTGAAATAATGGACGTTGTAGGCGATTTTCTATTAACTTTGCTCCACGGGGTGACCAACACCCATTTACTGCATTGGACTACTAAATCCTATGCCGAACACAAAGCTTTGGGTAAATTTTACGAAAAGCTTCAAGATTTAACTGATGACCTAGCAGAGGCCATGATTGGTAAATTTGACCTTACACCCAAGTTTCCTAAGACTTACTATCATGCTGCCGACAATGGTTTGGATGAGTTACTTTCACTCAAAGACTATGTAGGTCAAACCAGAACCCTATTGCCGCAAGATTCAGAAATCCAAAACCTTGTGGATGCCATTGCCGATCAAATTGATTCAACTTTATTCCAACTCAGATTAAAGGATTAATATGAAAGCTGGACTTTACGAAAATATTCATAAAAAGCAAGAACGTATAAAGCGTGAGAAAGCGGAGGGAAAGCCTGTGGAGAAGATGAGAAAGCCAGGTTCCAAGGGCGCACCTACTGCCAAAGCATTCAAACAATCTGCTAGGACTGCTAAGAAATGAAAAAGCACGACAAACCTATTCCTCATAAGACTACAGGCAAAGGCAAGACATACAAGCCCACAGACCAAGGCGCAGGTATGACTGCCAAGGGCAGAGCAGAGTACAACAAAAAGAATGGAAGTCATTTAAAAGCACCAGCACCAAATCCTAAGACTGATAAAGATAAGGGTAGAAAAGCATCATTTTGCGCCAGAATGGCTCCTATTGCAGAAAAAACCGAAAGGGGAAGCCGTGCTAGAGCCTCAATGCGAAGTTGGAACTGTTGAAATTTGGGCTGATATTGCTGGATATGAAGGTAAATATCAAGTTAGCAATATAGGTCGGGTTAAATCTTTAGCTAGATTTAGAAAAGGCAAAAACAATTCTAAAGTTCCTGTTCCCGAAAAAATAATGAAAATACAAATTAAGCAGCACTTTGAAAGACAAAGACCTTATGCTGAAATTTGTTTAAGAAATGGAAATGAAAGATCAATTTCTGGCAAACAAAAGCTTGTACATCGTTTAGTTGCACACGCCTTTATTAAACCACTAGAACCAGGTGAACAAGTTGACCATATCAATGGCATCCATAACGACAATAGAGTTGAAAATTTAAGGGTTATGAAAGCTATTGAACACGCAAGAATTCACCCAATAGTTTTGAATCCTTTGCCTAGAAATGAAAATGGGCAATATATGTCGAGATAAGGAGTAGTAAGAAATGCAAAAGGTCCAGCCGAGAGAGCCAAGGCTTCGCTAAGAAACTGGAAATGTTAAAAACCCCTCAAAATTTTTAACGGGGGGGTTATTTAAACCAGGGGGCTTTGCAGCAGACCAAAAAATAGGTCATCAAATCACCTCAACTGCTTAAAAATTAAGCACATATGGGGCAAAAGTACACAAATGCACTAGAATCGCCTAGGAAAGCATAAACATAAAACCAATACCTACACATCAAATAACGAAAAAAACGCCTCAAAAGCCCTAAAAAAGCCCTAGAAAACGGTTTTAAATATATAAAAGAGAATAGAAAACAATAGGCAAAAAAAAGCCCTCAATCAAGAGGGCAAAAGGGAAAGATTAAAACTCAAAGGGTATAAAGTCGCTTTTGTTTACCCTTATCACTTTGTTGTCATGTCTGAATCGATGACAGATTAAAAATTCATTTTCTACTCTTAGGACAATTATCAGTTTTTTATCGTTTATTAAATGTCCAATTGTTCCTCTTTCAATCTTCGTATGGTGCGACATAGTCAATCCAATGACATTTAATTGTCTCATCGGAAATATCTAAAAGAAGATCATAAAAAAAATCTATTCTTTTTTGTTCGTCCCATGCCATTACATCGTGCGCCATTGCTTGAGCCACTTCTCTAGTGATTCTTTCAATGGACATATGAGATAGGGTCTCTGTTCTGTAATCAGTTAAACCATGCATTTTAAATATCCTCTCTTTTGTTGATTCTTTCTTGTTCAATGTATCCTAATAATCTTTTCTCTACCAAACCATCGGAAAAGAATTCACTTGCAAAATCACCCCATCTGATACCGATGCGCCTATGGATAAACGACAGGGCTTCATCTAGTGCTTCCATTGCAAGCTCTTCGTTTTCTTTTTGCTCTTGTATAAATTCTGATCTTTCATTCATTTTTCTATTCCTTTCATACTTTATTGAAGTCTAATTGCTTTTGAATTTCTTCATTCGACATACCCGAATTTAAAAGAAATTGGATAATTTCATCTTTAGAATGAGACCAATAAAAATCCCTTACTATTTCTTGTACTAATTCATCTTGATTGTCTAATGAAAATCTGGTTATAACTTCAACCAATTCGGATTTAGGTATATTTTCCATTTTTAAGCCCTTAAAAAATGTAATTCTTGAAAACATTCATCCATATTCTCATCAAATAAACCGCCAGTGACTTCAACAGTATCATCACCAATATGATTTAGGTTTGTATCTGTCAATAGCATTAAAACGGTTTTATTGTTTAATTTGAACAATTGAACATGACCAGTGCAACCCCCTCCCGTTGACCAAATTTCAAACCCGTAGTATTCGGGGTTTTGGTTAAATCGATAATCTTCTGATACTGTTGGATTCTCAATTGATACACCATCAAAATCAAAACAATAATTCCCTTGTTCGTTTAAATATAGTTCTTTCATTTATGCCACCTTTAAAATGTTAATTACTTTTTGCATTTTCTTACCGTGAGCAGGATAGACAATTAAATCAACATTTTTTGAATAGCACGCCCTGCAGCCAGAACACTTTCCATCATTTTTGTATGCTTCACAATAGGAAACATTTAACCCATTAGGAAAAACCTTGTCTTCGCTTGATGGGACAATGACCGAACCATGTAAGCCCTTAATAAATTCACCTCTTACACTATCACTAGAAAAGCGAACCATCACATTATCTAAAGCCCTCATTTTCAAGAATAATCCCTTGTATTTGGGGAACTTGTGCATTCTTGTAGGCAACCAATGAGAGACCCAAGGGGTGCGAGTCATTACTTCGAGAATCTTTTCACCTAAAGCAATGGTATATATATCGCCACTATCGAACCATCTAAAATAACGGTCATTCGACAATGCTTTAACCATATCGTCAACCCAATCCAATCTTTGCCAATCTAATTTATTGTGATCTCTAGGTGCTCTTGTAGTTTTCATCAAATAGAAATTTGTAGTGGCGTAACACCCTTTACACGCATCTACAAGCTCGCCAGAAGCATCCACCGAACCCGAACAAGTCTCAAGTGCATTGAGAGACCATGAGCGGATTCCATCAAGCTTAGATGTTTTAGATAATTTCACCATGTTATTCCCCTATAAAAAAATCTGTTTCTTTGTATTCTGAGAATTGAGAGTCAACCAATTCACTAACACGCCCATTAAATAAACACTTGATAAAGTATTGACCCAATGAGTCAACGATTACCTGATAACCTGAATCACCCCAATAAACCTTGGAACCTTGGTTTACCGATTGTTTAATTTGATCTAAATTCATATTGATCCCTTTAAATAAATGATATTTGAACCAAACAAGTCACATCATTTATCATGGTCAACAAAAAAGGTTTTCCTTGTATGGTGCGACGATAATCTTTATGTCTTTTGTAATATTCTTTTTTTGTCATATAAATCATAATTAACCCCTTAAATAGTTAAACTGAAACAATAAGCAAAAAAGATCATTAAGCCTATTGTGATGAGACCATATATAAATTCTTTCATTCTTGCACCTCTTCTGATTCTTCATCAAACCATACACGCACCCACATAGACCCCTCGAATTCATGCATTACTTCATAAGGAATCTCTGTCTTTTCTAATTCATTTAACAATTCATCTTTAGTCATCATTTCCCCTTGTTGTGTGTTTTAAGTATAACAGTTTATTTAACCTAGCGACAATAAAGAGAACAAAAAAAAGACACTTTAACTGTGTATAAATTTTGACCCTTTCATATATATAGCATGGAAGAATCATGCCAGTTTATGTAAGTCATTGATTTATAAGACCACTCCAAAACCCTAATGTATATATCCACAGTATATTAAGCCTATATTTATACTTGAATTGTCTCTAAATCAAGACACTTTTATCATTGCATAAACTGTGTGCAATATGTGGATAACTATTGATGGGTTCAAACTCTCGGAGTATTAAACCCCGAACAAATAAATAAGCCCTCAATTAGTGCTTGATAGTCTAAAGAATAGGTAAGAGACATAAGACAAGCTCTAAGCCATGCGAACAGTCTAAACCCTAATAACTGAATACTAATGGTCTCGAAAAACATTAAAACCCTAGACTTGTATTCAAAAGCATAGAGAGAGAGTATAGATAAGACAATAACTCTCTAAAGGTTCACCCCAGATTGAAACCATCATTAAACCTTACTCAATTCAAAAAGCTCGAGCCCCCCTAGAGCATTTTTCACAAGCCCAATTCCGCAGCAACCAGGACAAGTGGGGGGGGGAGGGGGGGTACCACTGGAGACCATCCAGGGAGGGGGGGCCCACTCACCCATTCCCAAATTTTTTTTAAAAACTTTTGGTACACTAACCCTACTGGAGATGTAATATGAAATGGCAACTTGTAAATCCTATACATGATGTAGACCGACTGATTACTAAGTTTAAGGAACAGTACGGTAAAGAGGCAGGGGTTCTTACTTTTGATGAGAACTTCATTAGAAAGAATCTAACGGTTGCTTCTACTGTCCAACTATTTGATAAGAGCAAGGAGTTCATTGCCTATGCTGAGGAAGACAACAAGATACTGGGGGTCTGTTGGTTTGACCGTGGTGGGTACTCGACCTACTCAACTAGAGAAATATCCAATAGCAAGTTTCACCATATCGACTTGACCTTGCCTGTTAGACTCAGGATTAAGATACTGAACGACATGATTGACCAACACCTTTTATGGGCAGATAATTGGGGCATTCCAGTGGTCTGTAGTTCCAGTATCAGGAAAGATCACTCAGCTTTTATGCGGATACATGAAAAACGTGGGTTTACTGTTTGTGGGTCATTTGCTTGGATAGACACCAAGGAAGGGTTGAAATGGATACGGTAAAAGAAACAAAGAAGGCTATTGAACTGGCTACGGGAAAAAGAAGTCCTAAACAGAAATCCGTGGTCAACAATGTCACCGAGTACGGGGCGTTATTCAATCGTCTGAATGCTGAAAGACAAGAAAAAGGATTGCCGCCTTTGAAGACTGCGATGGAGGTTTTGATCGATGCTATGCAATCTGATGAACTGGACATGAAAGACAAGGCCAGGATTGCTGATAAATTAGCCCCCTTTGAATCCTCAAGAGCACCTATAATCTCCATAGAGCACGTTCAGAACGTCCAAAAGGATGAAGAGGAAGATGCTGAACAAGCTCTAGAAAACTTTCTTGAATCTCTTAAAAAGGTGTAATATGCCATTGACTTACGGAACATCCAAAAAGACCATGTCCAAAAATATCGCTAAAGAGCGAGAGGCTGGTAAACCTGAGAAACAAGCAGTGGCGATTGCCTATGCTGTTAAACGTGACGCTGAACACAAACGCAAAACCCGAAAGGAAAAGAAATGAGTTATACCTCTGGTAACAACGCCCCCACACTAATGGCTCAAGCCCCTAACCGTAAAGGCAATCATTCTAAAGTAGACGCTTCTCACTATAAAGGTGTAACTGGTGTTACTCGCCCCCAAGGTAGCCTGCAACAACCCTCTGGTAACCAAGGTGCGCCTGCTTATCAGAGAGCTTCAGACAATACATCTGCTGGTGCTACTGCTGGTAGAAAACAAAAAGTCATGGTTAACCAACCCAAAGAATACTGCACATATACTCACAATGATAAGTACATGAACAGTGATCGTACCAATTACTTGAAGTGAGGCTTATATGTCTGGATATGGAAAAGTCATCAATGGTGGCAAACAAATGTCTAAGGGTGTTACGAAGAACATCAATGATAAACTAGACACGTTTGCTGATGGTCATGGTAGAGCCAAGACAATTGCGGATGCAGTCAACAGTGCATACACAGTCAAAACTCTATCTACTCAACACACCGATGGTGTAAAACAATTTGGTAAATTCACCAAACCCAGTGTACCTAAAAACGTCTAAAAGGAATTGTAAATGGCTACTTTTGATATTGAGGCTCTAAAGGCCGACTTACCCACGGCCAAGGAATTGGCTCAGTTTGTTTACGACAAAACGCAGATTGCTCTTGATCTGGTGGGTAAGCCTAAAGAAGAACAGTATTTGGTTGCTAAGAATGCGCTTGAAGGAAAGAAGATTCCTCAAGACTTTCTAACCGATGAGAATCCTTATGTTGACCGTAAGGAACTCATTCCTGTTGACGAACTCAAAGACATTCCCCCAAGAGGCAATGACCTTCCACCAGAATCTTCTAGGATTCATTTCTTTGGTGCGACCAATATGCCTCACCCACTCGACCCCCAATCTGATCGTAAAGTTCAAATTAACTTCTGGAAATACGACAATGGCATGATCACTTACCAAGTGGCAGGTCCTGTTGAGCAATTGGCAGTCGGCTCCCGTATCAATAAGTTTGGTCAAACCCAACCTGAGAAATACACTTGGATCGACCCCAGAACTGAAGAGATTGTTCTTAGAAGACAAGACGGTTCTTTTACTGAAAAAGGCCGTGGAATTTATTCATTCTGTATTGGAGAAAAAGGTGCAGGAATTTGGTCTTTGATTGACAAAGATGTGATTTCCTTTACTGAGAAAAACATTGCTAATCCTTGGGCTTAAATGGACGATTACTCCAAAGTCTTCAGGCACAAGCTTCCTGGTCAAACAGAAATTTGTGCCCGTAAAAGCCTAGAACTTCTAGAAAAGAATCTCAGAGGTGAGCAGACGTTCACCCCTGAAGAAATCTATTATCTAGCAAGCGCAGCAGAAATTCTTTTGGATATGTCCGAAAAATATGGCGAAAAGTGAAGCAAGTGACTATGTCCAACCTCTATACAAAAATAGGGCGTTAAAATATCTTGTTCAGTTGTCAGGCGGTAAAAAAGCAATCAAGCTGATGACCGATGAACAGAAACTGGCCATGAAAATCGCTAGGGACAAGATTGCATTCGATATGCAATTCAATCAGCTCAAGTGGTTCAAACCTTTCGAGTACCAAAAGAAGTTTTTTGCTACTGGCAAAACCCATACCCGTAGAGGCATGATTGCTGCCAACCGTTCAGGAAAAACGATTGCTTCTACCTTTGAGACCGCCTACCACCTGACGGGCAAATACCCGAAATGGTGGAAAGGCAAAGTCTATGACCAACCCATCATTGCCATGTGTTCTGGTGAATCTTGGGAACAAGTTGCTAAAACGCTACAATCCAAATTGTTGGGTTGTGACGATATCAAACAAGGGTATAAGCTAGGCTCTGGGTCTATCCCTAAAGAAACCATTGACTTTAAATCTTACCGAGCAGACGGGGCAAATGTCCTGTCCATTGAGATTTGGCACGTTACTGGTGGAAAATCTAAACTCTACTTTTCTAACTACACACAAGAAACCAGACATCTCCAAGGCTATGAACTCGATTTGGTCGTACTTGACGAACAACCTCCTGATGAAACCTTTTCCGAATTGGTGGTGCGTACTGCTTCCCGAAATGGACAGGTCATTTGTTCATTCACTCCACTCAAGGGTCTCACAGGATTGGTCAGAAAGTTCTGGGATCAAACCGAAGGCTATTGCCACGTTAGAGTAACTTGGGATGATGTACCTTACGTCAATGAGTGGGACGAACCATTTTTTCCCAAGGAAGAACGGGAACAGTTGTCTAGAGACTTCATGCCTTGGGAGAGGGAATGTCGGATCAACGGTATTCCATTGGTCGGTCAAGGGGTGGTGTTTCCCATATTGGATTGGCCTACTTACAAGGCCACGGATATTAACCTTAGAGACAATGAAAGTCTGGAAAGGCTCATTAGCTTTGACTTAGGAATTAAAAATGACCCGACCGTTATTTCATTCTTTTTTCGTGATCCAGTTGAAGAAACAATTTACCTTCATCGGCAAATCAAAATCCCTACAGGGGAAACGCCAGATGAGTACGTTCATTACTTGCTTGACAAGGAAACAAGGGGTGTCCCCATTGCGCTACCGCATGATGCAGCGACCGCTGGTCGGTACACGCTCACAGAACAAAGCGTTAGGGAAGTATTTGAAGATAACTACGGGCTTAACTGCATTGCAGGGGCGATCCTGAATCCTGTCAATGACCAAGGTAAAGTAACCAACCACAAAGCCTACGGAATCAATATAATGCGTATGGGGTTTGAAAGAAAAACCCTGATGATCAACGAAAGTTGTCGGGATTTTCTGGATGAATGCCGTAATTATGCGATTGATTCCCAAGGACGATTCAGTGATCCTGATGACTGTATAGATTCTGCAAGAATAGGTATACTTGCATTAATTCAAGGTCATGGTGAATCCGTTGTCAGTCGAGCCAACAACTTTGAAAAACGTAGGTTTACCCCCATCGAGGGCAAGGTACAAAGGATATAAAGATGTTAGACAAACAAAACGTGGTGGTAGATAACCTTACAAGCCCTACTGGACACCGTGGGATTGTCGAACAAGTAGCCCATGAAGCCTACGTCAAAATGGTGGATTACCTAAGACTGACGCAATCCAAAAATACCTACAACCGTTTTAACGATTACCACTACCTACAAATCCCCGTAGCCAACTCTACCGAACCCGTCCGTGGGATTGACTACATTGCGCCTATTGTCACGCCTGGCATTGATTACGCTACTGCCGTGATCACCAAGTGCTTGATGCCTGATGGCCAAGTTAACTTTGAGTTCAATCGTTTTACTGAAGACGATGCCATCAGCGCCAAACAATCCACCGACATGGTGAAGTATTTCATCAACGACAAAAACGATGCTTACGCCATTATTAGGGATTGGGCACAAGATGCTTTATTGCATAAAAACGGCATTGTGATGGTCATGCCTATTCGTGAGGCGATCACGATGTACAAAGAAGTTGAAGGCACAAAAGACCAACTGAGAGCTTTTGAGATTCAAGCTGCCGACTCAGGACTCACCACCAAACGCCAAAACATGAGGCGCATAGATGTTAATCTACAAGGTGCTATGGCCGAAATGATGAACCCTCCACAAGAGGAAGAACAAGGCGAAGAGCCAGAATCACAGGGTGATGAACTTAACGAAGCCATTAAGAACAACACGGTATATCGTGCCAAATACAAGCTTACTGGCTACTCAACGAATATTAAAATTAAGCACGTTGCCCAACATTACTTTGTCTGTAATCCTACGGTTCCTAAGATTGCCGACCAAGACTTTATTGGCTTCTATGACCCCATGACCATCCATGAGGCCAAGGTTCTTTATCCATATATTGACCTTGAGAAGTTTGCCGACCACGCTGCTTACGGTCCTGCAGGAGCTTACCAAGCAGGTGCTCTAGAAAATGACTTGGCCTTACACGCTAGAGACTCTACCCCTGTTCCTGGTCAGGGTGTTATTGCATCCCAAGGTGCTGATCGCTATTCCAGAGTGGTCATGTTGACTACTGTATGGTTGAGAAAAGACATTGATGGTGATGGCGAAGAAGAAATTGTTGAACTTTGCTATTCTGGGTCGTACGTTCTGTACGCCAAGGAAGTTGATTTTATTCCTTTGGCCAACATGAATCCCAAGCCTTTGGTGGGCAACTTCTTTGGTTATTCATTGGGTGAGCGTCTTGTGCCTATGCAGGAATACGCTACTTCTATCCGCAGAGCTGAATTGGCATTTGCCCTTCAAGCCTCTACCCCCAGAATAGGTGTTAACCCTGAGTTTTTGGATGCTGAAGAAATCCAACGTGGTGTATCTGCGATGTTTATTTTGGATAGAAAGTTTGATCCTAATAAGCACGTTTGGGAACCACAAGCACTTCAAGGCAATTTAGGCTATGTCCAATCTTCTATGGAGAGATTCGACAGCGAAAAGATGGCCATGATTGGCATGACTTCACCTGGGGACACTTTGAACCCAGAAGTGATGAAAGATGGCAATTCAGGATTCAAGCTTCAGACTGCAATGGGTCCTAATCAGTTGATCCAAGATGAGATGGTCAAGAATTGTGCGATTGGTCTCAAGGATGTGATTTATCTGGTTTGGAAAACCATGATTCAATATTCTGATGACTACAACATCCAACAATTGGCTCACGCTTGCTCAGAAAACGCAGGTGGGTTCTTGGATGCGATGGCCGTTGAGAATTACCAATTTATTGACCGCAAGATGATCAGTCTGGATTTGGCTTTGGGCTTTATGTCTGAAGAAAACCGCCTTACTCGCCAACAATTGATTACTGCTGCCCAACAACAATTTGGTCAAGCCATGATGATGGTTCCTGCTCAATTGCCTGAAATGTTTACTAAACTCAGGTTACCTTATGAGGATACTTTGAGGTCATTGGGTGTTAAGCATATCGATGCTTACTTGCCTACTTTGGATGAATGGACAAAGATTGGCCAATTCAAGTCTCAACAACCCCCATCTGCACAGGATGAAGAAATGAAAGCCAAGACCCAAGCACAATTGGCAAAAGCGCAAGAGACAATGGCCAATACTGCATTCATTAAGAAGAAGACTGATGACATTGACACAGACAATATGTTTGAGGCTTTGGCAGCGTCTAGAGACAAATTAAGGGCGGTTCAAGTTGACTAAAGGGGCAAAATGAAAAGTTTATTAGGGAATATCACAGAGTATTTTAATAGACGAACCAAGCACAAGGATTTGAAAAGTGACCAAGTTGAAAAACAGGTCAAGTTTTTAGAAAACGGGGAAATTGCTTCTCGTCTTTTAAAAAACACTGATTTTGCTTTGATGTTCAATCTTTACAGATTTAGTTTAATGGAAAGAATGGAGGATGCAAAAACAGACTTGGATAGAATTCGAGACGCTCACTACATCAGTGGCGCAAGAGATTTCATTGATTTCATTGAATTGACCGTTTACTTATCGGCTAGTGCCCAAGCACAAATCGATAAAAAGAATTAACATTTTTTATAGAATAGGATAAACTAATGGAAAACGTGACCTCACCTGAGACCGTTACCCAACAAACTGGTGATCCAGTGGCTACCATAGCTGACATGATTGCCGCCAACAGGCGAAACAATCCCCAGCCCAATGGAAGTACACCGCCTCCAGGTGGACAAGTAGAGGAGTCATCCCCTACCCCACAGGCGCAACCTGAAGATGGAAGCGAACCTGAAGAAAGCGTAAGTGAGACTGAAGAGCCAGTAGAAGTCGAAGAGCAAGAAGAGTCCTCCGAAGGAGATAACTCGATTGTTAATTTCTTTGAATTCGCTGATGAGAATCCTGATTTAAAGTTCAAAATACCCAACAAGAATGCCGATGGTGGTTTTGTTGAGTTAACTGCAAAGAAGGCTGCCACGCTTTTAGGTCAAACAAGTGCTTTGGATGAAAATTCTCGCAAACTTAAAGCTGAAAAAGCAGAGTTTGAAGAGTTTGAAGCGAAACGTAGGGCTGAACTAGACGGTTTGCAGATTGGTCTAGAGTTAACCATCGTTCCTCAGTTACAACAAGTAGCAGATGAACTGGTCACTCTTCAACAATACAACCAGCAATGGAAGCAAATCCTCGATAGTGCTACCGATCCTGTATCTCAGTCAGAGGCTCAAGCAGCGATTGCTCAGAACCAAAAGCTGATACAAGAAAAGTCACAGTTTATCCAAACGAATCGTCCCAAGGTTGATCAGTTTTATCAGCAAAGAAGTCAATTTGTTCAACAACAACTTGAGCAAGCCAGACAAAGTTTTACTGATAAGGAATTGGCCAACAAGGCTCTCTATTCCGAATTAAGGGAAAAGATAGCTAAGGATTGGAAAGGTGCGAATTTGTCGATTGTTCCTGGAATACCAAATATTGATTTGATTTCTAGTGACGAACACTTATTGGCTTTGGTGAGAGACGGACTCAAATTCCGTGAAGGACCCAAAGTTAAGAATGCAGGAGGCTCATTGGCTGCGGCTGGTAAGCAAACTGCTAAGGGTAAGACAAGTATGCCTGATCCAACTGAAGAACTCCAAAAACGTGCTCAAAAAGGCGATAAAGATGCGGCTAGGGATCTTTTAGCAACCATGCTTGCGTCAAACAAAAGACGTAGGTAACTTTAGGAGTATTTAAACATGGCAACGATTACATCAACATCCCTTGGTAACGGTAACGGTTCGTACACAACCGACATCGTTGTTAAGGACTTAGACTTAACAGTTTCTAACTACGTTAAAGACAGAACCCCTGTAACCAACATGGCAATGTCTAAAAAGCGTAAAGTCAACTCTACATTGCACATTTGGCCAAATGACTATTTCCGTCAACCTGCCTTGAATGCTGCTTTGGAAGGTGCATCTGTAACGGCTTCTGCTGCTGCATCCAACACACGTTCTAACTTGGGTAACTACACACAGATTTTCACAACTGTGATTGGTGCTACAGGTACTGCCCGTGCAGTCGAGCAAGCTGGTGGCGATCCTCAAGCATATCAAGAAGTTAAGCAATTGACTGAGATCATGTTTGACGTTGAACTTCAGATGGTTCGTGCAGACGGTGCTTCAATCAAGTATGCAGGTCAAGCAGGTACACAACCTAGCGGTTCTTCTGGTGTTAACTCTGGCCGTAGATTCGGTTCATTGTTTGCATTTGCAGGAACACGTTCTGGTAATGCTACAAGCGGTACAGACGTATTGAACCTAGCTACATCTGATAGCAATGACGTTACAAGCGGTATCAGCACCAACCAACCTTTCAACGGTACATTGGCCAACGCTGGTTTGGGTTATTTCACCTTCTCTTCTGGTGTAACAACTCAGCAATTCAGCCCATTCTTGTACAAGCAATTGGTAACAACTGCTGAACAACGCTTTAACGCAAAAATCACCAATATGATTGTTCCCACTTCAATGAGAACACATATTTCTGATACATTGCCCACAAGCCGTTCGATCAACAGGTTCAATCCTGCTGACAAGGGTGACACGATTGGTACATATGAAGGTGACTTCAACTATACCTATCAAATCGATGACAACTGGATCATGGATCAAACAGGTTCTGACAATACTTCCGTGTTGTTCTTGAATCCTGACGTTGTTCAGTGGGGTTCACTCCGTGAGCTTGGCCCAAATAACGAAGTGTTCTCAAATGCTGACGCTTCTTTGGATCAATACATCATGGAAGGTACATTGATTGTTCGTAATCCTGCTGGTGTTGCGGTTCTTGCTGCGATCTCCCCAACAGGTGCGACAGTTACTGCACCCCGTGCTTCCACAAAAGTACAACGCTACTTGGCATAAGCCATTTTCTGAAGAGGGTCCTCACGGGCCTTCTTTGGAAAGGAGTTAATGCATGGAAAAGTATGAAACAGATCAAGTAACCGAGGATTACTATTTAAAAGGTAATTTAGAGGCAGGAATTGACGGTGTATTTCGTCAAAACGACAAACTGTTCAATGAAGTCAAATCGGGTACATGGTCTCAGACATTCAAAACTCCCAATCTGGATTACAAAGTTGGCGCAGTAGACGGTGAAAGATACGTTCAATATACCCAACACAATGTCGAAGAAATCAAAGCAGACTGTAAGCAAAAACGTGAGTTTTACGCTATTCACGGTACAGACAATCCATTCTTTGCAGGAACCTTTCATGCGATGGAATTGCCCAAATGCTTTGCTCACGAAATCAGCTCAAGGTGGTTTAATAATCGTCCTTGGGAGTTGATCAAAAAAGACAAAAAAGACAAGATTCTTTTTTACGCTATTGTGAACGAATATTACTCAGATTTTGTTTGTCACCCTAGCGGAAAGATACCATTACCGTATAATCCAAGTATCCCGACACGTTAAGGAAATTTATGGCTCAATTTATCCAATCTGCCAATACTCTTGTTAGCCGTGTTGCATCTTGGGTAGGAGCCATAGCCTACTCCACTGGCGTAAACGCCTCTTCTTACACATCATCTTCTGGTGTGATTGCTACTGCATCTTCTTTGGTAGGCGCAGTGAGCGTTGGAGACTTTATTGGATACAACCCCACTTATCCATTCACGGTCGTTACCGCAGTCACCTCTTCTACGATCACTGTTAACGATCCAGACTTGATTTGGAGTGGCGCTTCATTTCCAGTGGCCATCCTTAAACTGCCTACACAATCTGTTTTAGAAATTCAAAACTCTGTTCAATTGGCTGAACTCAAAATGAGAACGGTAGAGTTGCCTGCTTTACGTTCTAATCCTTATGACCCAAGTTCACCTTCTTGTGTAACAACAGATTCACAAGGAATGGCTCCTATTCCTGCCGACATGAATTGGCCAATATTGTTTTTCCAACAAACACCCAATTCTGATACGCCTCCTGGTTCTGCTTCTGCCGCAATGGGTCCTTGGATCATCTACGACCGTGTAGGCGATAGAGAAATCATTCGCAGACGCATGATTGACCAGTTGTACGTCAAACCTTTTGGCGTACCAAGGGTGATTCGTGCTTCATTTTCTGAAGTTGGTCCCAATTATGTATTTACACCCAATCCTGGTGCGAACGTACAGATTTTGGCTTATTATCAAAAAACATTTCCATTTTTATTCAGTGCTACATCGGATTCCACAAATCCTATTGTGCAAAACAATTCTGTTTTATCAAGCTTTCCTGAAGGTTACCTTTATGGTACTTTGGAAGCTTATTACGATAAAAACAAGAATACTTCTGAAGCTGAAAAATGGAGAGCAAGATTTGATGAGGCTTATGGCTTGATTGAGGATCAGAACTTCAAAGATAAATGGAGAGGTGGAGATCAACATCTCACATCAGAGTTTCAACCTAGAGACTATCGCTATAGTTTTAGATAAGGATCAATCATGGCAACAGTTGGTTTATACGGTCAATCAGTTGAAACGGTTGGCTTATATGGAAATAATGTATCCTTTGGTGGAACTTATTTTGAATGGTTTATTTTTCAGCAATCGGCTACGCAACCTGCAACGCCTACTGGTGGTTCGTTTGACTTTATTACAAATGTAGCAACGCCTCCGTCTGGATGGAGCAATACGCCTCCTACAAGTCCCACAACAACCGTATGGGCTTCTATTGCTTTTGTTAATAGTAAGATTGGTTCAACTTTTACTTGGTCAACACCTGCTACATGGGTGCAACAAGGTATTTCGGGTTATTCAGGTATTTCAGGATATTCAGGTTATAGCGGTATTTCTGGCTTTTCTGGTTACAGTGGCTATTCAGGCAAGAGTGGTTATTCGGGAAGTGGTGTTTCTGGCTATTCGGGATATTCGGGTGCATCAGGCATATCTGGTTTTAGTGGTTATTCTGGATCAGGCATATCAGGATACAGTGGCTTTAGCGGTGCTTCTGGAATAAGTGGTTTTTCAGGAACATCAGGATTTAGCGGAACATCTGGTTATTCTGGTTCGGGGATAAGTGGATATTCTGGATATTCTGGGATATCTGGTTACAGTGGAACAAATGGCACTGGATCGGGTTCTGTAACATCAGTTGCAATGACTGTTCCTTCGTTCATGTCTGTAACAGGTTCGCCTATTACGACAAGCGGAACTTTAGCTTTATCTGCAACAACATCAGGCGCAAATTCTATCGTTTTAAGAGATGCAAGCCAAAACATCAGCGCAAATTCTATTACTGAAGGTTTTAGCAATGTTGCAGCCGCAGGAACAACAACAGTCCTTACCGTAAGCTCAGTACCCAATTTTGTTGTAACAGGTTCTGGTGGACAGACTTATCAATTGCCTGATGCAACCACTTTGGCTAATGGCACAAATTACACATTTAACAATAATCAAAGTTCTGGCACTATTGTTGTAAAAAATAATTCTGGAACAACAATAACTACTGTTCAATCTGGTGCTTTCATAGAAGTTATTTTGTTGTCTAACGCAACCGCAGCAGGTTCTTGGGACACACATACTTTTGCTCCTTCTAATGTATCTTGGTCAACCAATACATTAGATTACCCAGGATCAATCACATCAGCAACATGGAATGGTAGCGTTGTTGCAACCAATCGTGGCGGAACAGGATTGTCTTCATTTACAGCAAATGGAGTAGTGTATGCGTCTAGTACAAGTGCTTTGGCTACTGGGTCTAGTTTACAGTTCAATGGAAGTTCTTTTGCTGTTGGTGGTGGAGTTTTAACTGATACAGGTAACTTCTTAAATTCATTAGGTGTTCAAACATCATCAACATACGCAAATTTAAACTTTAGAAACAGTTCAGGTAATCTCTTACAACAAATCCAATATAGTGATTCAGATGGTAGTTTGACTATTGGTGGTGGTGCATCTAGTGCTTATCCAATTAGATTCAGAGGTGGGGCTTCTACTGAATGGGCTAGATTTAACACATCAGGCTATCTAGGTATAGGTACAAGTAGTCCTGGTTTCCCATTGGTTGTTTACGGCAATGGTTCTGCTATGGCATTTCAAAATAGTGCTACGGGAAGTACAAGTTCTGATGGTTTTTATGTTGGCAATGCAAATTCAACAACTGCGTATGTTTACAATTATGAAAACGATGGAATTATTTTTGGAACTAATAACGCAGAAAAGATGCGTCTTGATGCTTCTGGTAACTTAGGATTAGGAGTTACTCCTAGTGCTTGGGGAGGAACTTTTAAGGCTTTTGAAATTGGTACATCTGGAAGTTCAATTTGGGATTATGCTAGTAATGGAAACATGGGGGTTTCAGCTAATTTATACCAAAATGGAGCAAATTGGTATTATAAAAGCAATGGTTATGGTGTTTATACTGAAAATAGAGCATCTGATGGAAAATTTACTTGGTGGGTAGCTCCATCAGGAACAGGTGGCACGATTGCATCAGGTTTAACCCAAGCAATGACACTAGATAATAGTGGTAACTTGGGTATTGGAACAACAAGTCCTAGTTACAAATTAGATGTATATGGTTCAAGTTATGGAACAATTCGTGCAAATGGTGGCACAGGTGGA